GTGGAAAAGAAACGACGGCGCTGGGTGCGCTGGACCAAGGGCAAGCGCGAAGCATTCCTCGATCATCTGGCGGGCACCGCCAATGTCCGTGCCTCGGCCGAAGTCGCGGGCGTGACGCCGCCGAGCGTCTATCATCTGCGGCGCAAGGACGAGGACTTCGCCGAGGAATGGCGCAAGGCGCTGACGCTTGGCTATGACATGCTGGAGACCGAGCTGCTCGGGCATATCCTGGCCGGCGGCGGCCGGACGATCGCTTGCGCCGATGGCCGCGAGATCGATGTGCAGGAAGCGATTCGCCTGCTCGGCCTGCACCGCAACAGCCTGAACGGCAAATGGAAGGGCGGCCCGCCGCTCAAGCGAGCGCGACCCGAAGATACCGATGCGGCGATCATGCGGAAGCTCGACGCGATCGATCGCGCCCGGGCCCGCAAAGCCGCGGAGCAGGCGGAGAAGCAGGATGGCCAATGACGCATTCGAGCGGCTGCTCACCTATCCGCCCGAGAATCGGGCCGAAGCGATCCGCGACCTGAGCGGGCCGCAGAAACGCGAATATGTCGAGCGCTGGTGGCAATGGGCGCATACGGGACAGTGCGAACCCGAGGGCGACTGGCGGATCTGGCTGATCCGCGCCGGTCGCGGCTTCGGCAAGACGCGCGCAGGCGCCGAATGGGTGTTCGCCCAGGCGCGAGCGCACCCTGAGGCACGAATCGCGCTGGTCGGCGCCAATGAAGGCGATGCGCGACGGGTGATGGTGGAGGGCGAAGGCGGGCTGCTCGCCTGCAAGCGCGCGGATGAGGAGCTGGTGTGGCACCGGACCACCGGCGCATTGCGCTTCCCGAACGGCGCGCAGGCGCAAATCTACACGGCAGGCGCGCCAGACGGGCTGCGCGGGCCCGAACATCATTTCGCCTGGTGCGACGAGCTCGCCAAATGGGGGCGCGGCGGCCAGAAGGCCTGGGACAATCTGGCAATGGGGCTACGGCTGGGCGATTGCCCACGGACGGTGGTGACCACCACCCCGCGCCCGGGCAAGCTGATGCGAATGGTGATGGCGCTGCCCGGCGTCCGCGAGACGCTGGGCAGGACGCGCGACAATCCGTGGCTGCCGGCGAGCTTCGTCGAGGCGATGACCGCGCAATATGCGGGCAGCAGGCTGGGCCGGCAGGAGCTGGACGGCGAGATGCTCGACGAGGTGGAAGGCGCGCTGTGGACGCGCGCGCTACTCGATACGTGCCGGGCGGGTGAACTGCCCGAGCTGATGCGGCGAGTTATCGGTGTCGATCCGCCGGCGGGGATCGGTGGCGACAGTTGCGGGATCGTGGCGGCGGCGCTGGGACGCGACGGCAAGGCCTATGTGCTTGAGGATGCCAGCGTGCACGGCGCCTCGCCCGAGCGCTGGGCACATGCGGTGGCGGCCTGCGCCACGCGGCACGATGCCGATCGGGTGGTGGCGGAGAAGAATCAGGGCGGCGCGATGGTGAAGACCGTGCTGCTTGGCGCCGACAGCAATCTGCCGGTGACGCTGGTGCATGCCAGCCAGGGCAAGGCAGCGCGCGCCGAGCCGGTGAGCCTGCTCTACGAGTCCGGCAAGGTGCGCCATGCCGGCGCTTTCGCCGCGCTGGAGGACGAATTGTGCGGGCTGGTGATGGGCGGCGGCTATGAAGGACCGGGCCGATCGCCGGACCGCGCGGATGCGCTGGTCTGGGCGCTGCACGAGTTGATGCTCGGGCGCAGGGGCAAGGCGGCGATCCGGGTTTTGTGAAGGGATTGGGCGAACCGGAGTGCCGTCCAACGTCATTCCCATGCAGGTTCGTATCTGGGGTTGTCCTGCTGGACTCTGGATCCCCGCCTGCGCGGGGATGACGAAAAATCAGAATAGTCAGGAGCTGGAAATGACGGGACCGATCTGGGCCCGGCGGGCGGGTGCGCTTGCCGGAATGCTGATGCTGTGCGGGTGCGCGATCGGGCGGGCTGCGCTGGATGTGGGGAGCGCGGGGCTGGTCGCGCGGTTCGATGTGGACCGCGATGGCGGGCTGGACCGGGCGGAGATTGCCGCGATGGTATCGGCTGCGGTTCCGGGGAGCGGGCCGGCGATCGATGCGGTGCGTGCCGGGGTGGCGGCGGGTTACTGGACGCGGGACTGCGATCGGGATGGGAAACTGACTGCCGGCGAGCTGGGGGCGGTTGGCGGGTGTGGGGGTTGAGCACATCGCCGTGCAACCTCTCCTCCCCCGGAGGGGGAGGGGGACCAGCCGCAAGCTGGTGAAGAGGTATTCTCCGCGAGGGATGCCGCCTGTGGCGCGCTACCCCTCCACCACCGCCTCCGGCGGCGGTCCCCCTCCCCCTCCGGGGGAGGATTTGAAGGTCGATCTTCACCGTTCTCCGGCGAAAGCCGGGGTCCAGGGTCACAAGCGAGACGGCAGAGGAACTCTGGGCCCCGGCTTTCGCCGGGGATCAGTTTGGTGCTGGTGTCTTGGCTATGGATCTACCCGCACGTCCAGCGCGCGGCTTCCAGTTCGCGCGGCATCTGGCGCAGCGAGCTGATGCCGAAGGTGCCGGTGCCTAGCAGCGTGTTGCCCGCGCCATAGACCCGCAGCACCGCGAGATTGCCCCGCGCCATCGCCTCGAGCAGCTTGGGCTCATCGGGTACGGCCGGGGTCAGGGTAACGCGCGTGCTGTATTTCGAGGGGTCGAGATAGCTCTTCGCGTGCTGGATATAGAAGGACATGACGACCGGCGCGCCATCCACGTTCAACGACGCCGCGACGGCCTGGCGACCCGTATAGCCCTCCCCTTCCAGCGAGAAGCTGGGATTGGCGAGGATGCCGCGCCAGTTGCTGACGGTGGCGCAGTCCGGGCAGGGCTTGGCGGCCTGGGCACCGATCGAGAAGCGCGCATCCTTGCCGCCTTCGCGGGCCGGCACGCGATAGGTGGCGCGTTTGACCACCCGGCCCAGATTGTCCGAGAGAGTCAGTTCGGGGACGTTGCGAAACCGGCATTGCGGCGTGCCGCGGACATCAGCGAGACGCTCTCGCGCACCGACGCCGCCCGCGGAGACAGCGGCGGTGGTGACGGGTGCCGGCGCGGGTGGGGTGACGACCGTGCCCGGCGCGCCACAGGCGGTGCGTAGCCGGTCCATCGCGGCCTTCATCGCGCCGGAGCCGCCGGCGGTGTAGAATTTGCGACCACCATTCGGCAGGCCAGGCGCGTACACGTGTACATAGTCGCCGCTGATTTCGACCGAGGAGACGGTGCGCCAGGGCAGGGCATAGCTGTCGGCGCGTGCCGGAAAGCTGTTCGTGCCGACCACGTGGCTGGGCAAGCTGACCTCGACCCGGGTTTCGCAGCCGCTGCTGCGGATCGTGTAGGTCGCAGTGACGCCCGTGACCGTCCGGCCACTCGCAAACATCGGCGCGCGGACGCTCTCGAACCGAACCTTGATGAAATCGTGATCGGCGGCCGACTGGGCCAGCGCCGGCATTGGCATGAGCGCGGCGAGCAGCGGCAGCAAACGAGTGTAGCGCATCGATTCCCCCATTTTGGCGTCATGAGATCATGGCCCGGGGCGCATCGCAAGAATTTGCAGCAAGTTTCGGGAGCAAGGCATGAAATGGTTCGGGCGAAAGTCCGTGCGCGAAGGCGCGCGGCCGGCTTTGTCGCGTGCAGGCAGCTTCATCGGCAGCACGGGCGAATGGCCGCGCAGTTACGAGGCGCAGGTGCGCGATGCCTATTGCCACAATCCGGTGGCGCAGCGCGCCGTGAAGCTGGTGGCGGAGGGCGCGGGCAGTGCCTCGCTCAAGGCCAGCGATCCGGCGCTGCTGGCGCTGGTGCAGGCGCGCAGCGGCGGACAGGCGCTGATCGAGACGCTGGCGGCGCAGCTGCTGCTGCACGGCAATGGCTATGTCCAGGTGCTGAGCGACGAGGGCGGCGCGGCGCGCGAGCTCTATGCGCTGCGGCCCGAGCGGGTGAGCGTGGAGCCCGATGCGCGGGGCTGGCCGGTCGCGTACCGATACAAGGTCGGCGAGCGGGTGACGCGGCTGGCGGCCGAGGATGGTGGCGGTCGGCCGGCGGTGATCCATCTGCGCAATTTCTCGCCGATCGACGATCATTATGGGCTTGGCTGTCTGGGCGCGGCTTCGGGCGCGGTGGCGATCCAAAATGCGGCGGCGCGCTGGAACAAGGCGCTGCTCGACAATGCCGCGAGGCCCTCGGGCGCGCTGGTCCATGATCCGGGCGATGGCAGCGCGATGCCAGCCGACCAGTTCGCCCGGCTCAAGCGCGAAATGGAGGAAGGGTTCGCCGGCGCGATGAATGCCGGGAGGCCGATGTTGCTCGAGGGCGGGCTGAAATGGCAGGCGATGAGCCTGACCCCGGCGGACATGGATTTCGTGGGGCTGAAGGCCGCGGCGGCGCGCGAGATCGCGCTGGCATTCGGCGTGCCGCCGATGCTGCTCGGGCTGCCGGGAGATGCGGCCTATGCGAACTATCGCGAGGCCAATCGCGCGCTGTGGCGGATCGCGATCCTGCCGCTGGCCGACAAAATTTTGAACGGGATCGCGGAGGGGCTTTCGAGCTGGTTCCCGGGAGCGTCGCTGGCGGTGGATCTCGATGCGCTGACCGCGCTGACCGAGGACCGCGAGCGGCTCTGGGCGCAGGTGGGCGCGGCCCCCTTCCTTACCGATGACGAAAAGCGTGAAATGGTAGGTGTGAAATGAGTAACGGTGAGATGCTGGCCCAGCTGATCGGCCAGGCCGAAGCGGAGGGCGCCGAGTTGGTGACCCTGCGTGCGATTGCCGAGGAAGCGGGCGAGCTGGGGGCGCAGCGAGCGCTGACCCGGCTGGGGCTGGCCGACGCCGGCGCGGCCAAGGACATGGCCGAGCTGCGCGAGTTGCTGGGAGCGTGGCGCGATGCCAAGCGCTCGGCGCTCAAAGCAGCGTTCCAATGGGCCGGGCGGATGGCGGCGGCTTTGCTGCTGGTGGGCCTCGCAGTGAAGCTGGGCTTCCCGGGGTGGCTGAAATGACGGTCCGGTTTGCGGGCTATGCCGCGGTGTTCGACGCGGTCGATCGCGGCGGCGATGTGGTGCGGCGCGGGGCCTTTGCGGGCGCGCGAACCGTGCCGCTGCTCTGGCAGCATGCGGGGGCGCCGGTGGGCGAGATCGAGACGATCGGCGAGGACGCTCGGGGCCTGCGGGTGATCGGGCGGGTCGCCGATGGGGCGCTGGCCGAACGGTTGCGCGCGGGCGCGGTGACGGGGCTTTCGTTCGGGTACCGGGTGAAGGAAGCGCGGCGCGGGCAAGTGCGCGAGATCACTTCGCTCGATCTGGTCGAAGTAAGCCTGGTGGCGAGTCCGATGCAGCCGCTGGCGCGGGTGCACGCGCTGGACTGATCAGTTTTCGGAATTGGGATTTTCTGACCCGGCGGGTGTGTCCCGTCCGGGCTTTTTGGCGTGGACGGGAGACGGGCATGATCGAAGTGAAGGCGGATGCGCTCGAGGCGAGCTTCGAGGCAGTGGAACGCAGCGGACTGCCGCCGGAGCGGCCGATGCTGGAAGGCGCGCGGCCGATCGGGGGGAGCGCGTTCGAGAGCTTCCTGCGTTCGGGCGGCGGGCTCGAGGCCAAGGCGATGAGCGGGGCGAGCGATAGTGCGGGCGGCTATGCGGTGCCCGACGAGCTCGATGCGCGGATCGACGCGACGCTCAAGACCGTGTCGCCGATCCGGAGCATCGCCAGCGTGGTACGGGTGGGATCGAGCGGCTATCGCAAGCTGGTGGCGAGCGGCGGCTTCGAGAGCGGCTGGGCGGCGGAAACCGCGGCGCGCGACGAGACCGATACGCCGGTGTTCAACGAAGTCGCGCCGCCGATGGGCGACCTCTATGCCAATCCGGCGGCCAGCCAGGCGATGCTCGACGATGCGGCGTTCGACGTCGAGACCTGGCTGAGCGACGAGATCGCGCGCGAGTTCGCGGCGGCGGAGGGCGCGGCGTTCGTCGGCGGCAATGGCGTCAACAAACCGCGCGGCTTCCTGTCGGCGCCCAATGCGGCGACTGTGGACGGGGTGCGGCCGTTCGGGACGCTGCAATATCTGGTGAGCGGCGCGGCGGGGGCGTTCGCAGCGAACCCCGAGGAGAGACTGATCGACCTGGTCCAGGCGCTGCGCGCGCCGTACCGCCAGGGCGCGAGCTGGGTGATGAACTCGGCCACCCTCGCCCGGGTGCGCAAGTTCCGCACCAGCGACGGCGCGCTGCTGTGGCAGCCGGGGCTGGCGGCGGGGCAGCCGGCGACCTTGCTCGGCTATCCGGTGGTCGAGGCCGAGGACATGCCCGACATCGCAGCGAACAGCCTGTCGATCGCGTTCGGCAATTTCCAGGCCGGCTATCTGATCGCCGAGCGCGGCGAGACGCAGATCCTGCGCGATCCGTACAGCAACAAGCCGTTCGTCCATTTCTACGCGACCAAGCGCGTCGGCGGGATGGTGAGCAACTCGGAGGCGATCAAGCTGCTGAAATTCGCGGCCTGATCCTTCCCCGGGGCCGTGCCGGGGAGGGCGGCCCCACCCTTCTTTCACATGCGGAGAGCGAGATGGAGTTTCCGCCTTTTCCGGGCGCGGTGATCACTGCCGCGCGCGACGCCGCACGCGCGCATCTGCGCATCGCGGGAGATAGCGAGGATGCGCTGATCGAAGCGCTGGCCGGCACCGCGCTGGCGCTGGCCGAGCGCTTCACCGGCACCGCGCTGATCGCGCGCGACTTCAGCGAGACGGTTGACACCAAAAGCCGCTGGCAGGCGCTCACCGCGCTGCCGGTGACCGCGATCGATGCCGGGATCGACGTGGCGATCGATATCGATACCCAGGGCGTGGGCTGGGTGCGTACGAGCGGGCGACAGAGCGTCGTCTATCGTGCGGGGACGGCGGCAGGTTGGGGCGACCTGCCGCCGCCCATCGCGACCGGCGTGCTGCTGCTGATCGCGCATCTGTTCGACCACCGCGAGCGCGACTTGGCGCCACCGGCGGCGGTGAGCGCACTGTGGCGGCCCTATCGCCGCGTCCGGCTGGCGGCATGAGGAACGCAGTACGGCAGGCGATCGAGCGGGTCGCCGAAGCGGTGCGCAATGCCGTGCCCGATGCGCGGGTCGAGACGCGTGACGACGGCGTGGCGATCGAGGGCCGGAAGCTGCGCGAACGGCTGCGCTGGATCGGAGGGCTGCTCAAATGAGCGTGCAGGAAGTGCTGCAGGCGGCGCTGGTCGAGGCGCTGGCCGGGCTCGCGGTGACCAACGTGTTCGACGCGCCGCCGGTGCGCGCGGCGCGGCCCTATGCGCTGGTCGAGGAAGCCTGGCTGACCGACTGGGGCACCAAGGACATGGCCGGGCGCGAGGGACGGTTCGCGATCACGCTGTTCGACGCCGGCGAGCGCCCTGTCCGGCTGCGCGCGCTGGCCGGCGACGTCGAGGACCGGATCGCGGCCCTGCCCCGCGGCATCGGCCAGGGCTGGGCGATCGCCAGCCTGGTGCTGCTGCGATCGCGGATATCCCGCGAGGGGGACTCGCGCTGGCAATCGGTGAGCGAATTTCGCGTGCGGATGCTCCGCAGCGAACTCTGACGGGAGAGAGAGATATGGCGGCAGAAAAGGGCAGCGCATTCCTGCTCAAGGTGGGGAATGGCGCGACGCCGGTGGTCTATGCCACCGTGGCGGGGCTGCGCACCACGCAGCTGAGCGTGAATGGCGAGATGGTGGCGATCACCAGCAAGGACAGCGGCGGCTGGCGCGAGCTGCTTTCCGGCGCCGGCGTGCGATCGGTGAGCGTATCGGGCGCCGGCGTGTTCACCGGATCGATCGCCGAGGCGCGAGTGAAGGCCAATGCGCTTGTCGGCGCACTTGATGACTACCGGCTGAGCTTCGAGAGCGGCGAGACGATGACCGGGCGCTTCCTGGTGACGCGGCTCGACTATGCCGGGGATTTCAACGGCGAGCGCAGCTACACGCTGAGCCTGAAAAGCTCCGGCCCGGTGGTATCGGCATGAGCGCGGTGGCGAACCCCGAGCGCGGCGAAGCGGCGCTGGTGCTGGACGGCGTGCCACATGTGCTGCGCCCGAGCTTTCAGGCGCTGGTGGCGGCCGAGGCCGAGATCGGGCCGCTGTTCGAGCTGGTCGAGCGCGCGGCATCCGGCAAGCTGGGCATCGCCGAGATTGCCGGGCTGTTCTGGCATTGCCTGCGCGAACCGCCGGCGATCGACCGGACGGCATTCGGCGAAGCGCTGGTGGACGCCGGTCTCAAGGCACTGACGCCGCCCCTGCGCGTGCTGATCGGGCAGATCCTGGCGGGCCGATGACCTTCGCAGGCAATGCCCGCCGGCTGGCCGGTACGGCGGGCGCGATGTTCGGCTGGAAGCCCGGGGATTTCTGGGCAGCGACTCCGGCCGAGCTGGGCGCGCTACTCGATGCGATCCGCGGCGAGGCCGAGCTGCCGCCCGACACCGACACCCTGACGCGGCTCAAGGAGCAATTTCCCGATGGATGAGGAAGAAATCGAACGGCTGATCGTCAGCGTGCGCGCCGATACCCGCGCCTTTGCCCGCGATGTGGAGGAGATGCGGAACGTGCTTGAGGGGCCGATGGGCGCCGGCGCCGAACGCGCCGGGCGGGCGATCGAGAATGCGCTGCTGCGCGCGGTGCGCACCGGCAAGTTCGGCTTCGAGGATCTGAAGCGCGTGGCGCTGAGCGTGATGGACGAAATCGCCCGCGCAGCGCTGCGCGACGGCATCGCCTCGATCGGCGGCGGCGGAGGATCGGGGGATGGCGGGCTATCGGCGCTGACCAGCCTGGTGATGTCGCTGTTCGGCGCCCCCGGCCGGGCAACCGGCGGGCCGGTGAGCCCCGGGCGCCCCTATTGGGTGGGTGAGCGCGGGCCAGAGCTGTTCGTGCCGGCGAGTGCAGGAAGCGTCGCGGCACCGACAGCCGGCGGCGGACGCGAAGTGCGGGTGGCGATCACGGTGAATGCTGCGGCGGACGCGGCACCGCGAGCGCTGGCGCAATCGAGCCGGCAGGTCGCGCGGGCCGTGCGCGCGGCGCTGGTTGGAGTGGAATAGGCGATGGTCTTCGAGAGGTTCCCGCGTCGTCAATAGTGCGCCGGGGAACTGAATGGACGAACTAGGGGGCCGCGTCCTTCTCGCGCACGATGTTCCGGACGATCGCCTGCTTCTTCATCACCGCAAAGGCATTGCCGTTTCCGGAATAAAGGCCGTCGAGGAAGCCGCGATCATTCGCGGTCAGCTCGGGCGGGGCGGCTTCGTCGCCCTTGGGGGTGAAGGCGGTGAGGATCGAGTTCTGGCCCGACGCGTCACGCACGCGGGCGCCACTCAACGCGCGCAGCGCGGCATAATCCGCGGCCTGCCGAAGATCACGATCCGCCATCGCATCGCGATCTATCACCACGGTCGCGCTCACTATGTCGCGGCGCGTGGCCGAGGAAAGACGGCTCGAGGTTGAAACGCGCAGATCCGGCGGGGAGCCAGGCGTGTAGTTCGGGCGGTCTCCGTCGCGGCTGCGCGTCTCGACTTCGATCCAGCCGCGGGCCGAGCCCGGCTCCGCGACGATTCGACGCAGATCGGCAAGTGTCTGGCTGTTGGCGCCCCGCGTATTGGATTGCTTGAGCTTGCCGACCGCCGCCTTGCCATCCGGCACGAAGAGCACGAGCAGGTTCGGCGCGCAGCCCTGATCCGCGACGCGGAGCCTCACCGAGCGCGCGATTTCGCCGACCCGATCGGCGATCACCCGGTTCGCTTCGGCAGGCAAACCGGCGACACCGACACAAACGGGATCGTAGAAACGCGCAAGCGGCGCATCGAAGGAGATGCCCGGCAACACCTTCTCGACATAACGGCGCGCGGCATCTTCCGACGACCGGCCCGAAACCACGATGTCTTCCGAGGGAACGACCTGCAACAGGGCAAGAAGCAACTCGGCAAGCATTCGATACCTCATGATTTGTTACGGGCAGCTACGCACCCGCCAGCGCCAGTGGCGCAGCCAATGGCCGTCAGGCAAGATAGCTGCCCCAAAAAATGCACCATTATGCTGTAGTTGCAGGCCATTGATGGCAAGCCGATACAACGAACAGAGCGTTACCCGCTGTCCTGATAGATCGTCCCGGCTCAGACCGGGTGATAGACGTCCCAGCACCGCTCGGGCGCATCGAATGCCAGAGGAACCAGCGCGGAAAGCAGAGCCGCCGGCGTCGGGAACACGCAGCCCGCAGCTTGCAGGGTGGCCCCGTTCCGCCGAGCCGCGCGAAACGCATCCTCGGGCAGTTTCTCGGGCGAGAAAAGAGCGAAGCCTGGTTCCCAACGCTGGAGCCGCAGCGCACCGTAAAATGTGCTGCCCAGTCCATCTGATTGCTGGAAGATATAGCCATCGGCACGACCGGCTACCGGGATAAGCGCCACAGTATCGGGCCATGCGCCGCCCGACAGCTTGTAGCGATCGCCCTCGATGTGAAAGCCCAACACGCTGTCTCCGGCGGCATTCCGATAGCTGCCACCAATCAACGGGAACTGCCCCGCGCCGAAAGCGAAAAGCGGCGACGACGTCAGATAAATTGCGCGCACCTGAGGCGATCGGAAAAGGGCGCGGAAATCCATCTGCGCAAACCTATCAGCGGACCGGCACCAATCCAAGTTGGCGCGGGCCGGCAATTTCGCTCCGGCATCCGCGAATGCCGGCCACCCTCGTGAAGAGGCACAACGCAAGATTCGGAGGAACAAGATGGGCTGGTGGCTCGCCGATGCGCGCCGCGGGCAGGCCGAGGGCGTGCTCTCGCGCTTCGATCCCGCATATTGGACGGTCAATTTCCCGCGGCCGATGATGGCTTCGGTGACGACCACTGCACCCGATGCACTGCGAGTGGATGCCGTGTTCTATCGGCAGGACGATCTGGCCGGACTGGTCTGGGACGCCGAAGACCGGCACGATCATCCGCTGCTGCGCTATGAAACGGTGCGAGACTTTCGCGACTGCCGGTTGCGCTTTCGCTGGCGCTCGCAGGGCGTGCGGCCGCTCGACGGCATTCATGGGCCGGTGCTGACGATCGAGGGGCGCGATGCCGCCGGCAATCCCCGCGCCTGGTATGTGCGGCTGTGGAATTATGCGGAAGGGTCGCCCGAGGATGCGCTGGTCTCGATTGACTTTGCGCAGCTGCAGGGCGGCTATGATCTGCCCGGGGAAGCCGACCCGGTCTGGGCCGGCGATGTCGACCGGATGTTCGTATCGCTGGTCGCGCCGGGCTATAGCGGGGTGGATGCTGATCTCGCAGCTCCCGCCGAGGGCTGGGTGGAGCTGAGCGGTATCGCCTGTGACGGGCCGGGTTCGGTGCTGGCGGTGGGCGACGTGATCATGCCCGAGCATGGGCTGTGCATCGCCAATGGCTATGACGACAATTACCACCTGACGCCCGAGCGGCTGCTGCGCAACATCGTCCAGCTCGGCTGGCGGGGGACGATCCTGCACTATGTCGGGATGAGCCATTATTTCCGGCTCGAGGCGAATTCGGGTGGTCATTATGTGAGCCTTGGCGCGACGGCGCTCAATGTCGCCTGCCGGGCCTGGCATGCCGATTTCGCGGCGCAGGCCAGTGCGCTCGGCTACGAACTGATCCTGTCGCTTTCCTATGAGCTGCTCGACCAGCATGTCTGGGACGACTGGAAGCAGCGCGCGGCGGACGGCTCGCCGGCACTGACCGGATGGGCCCCGCCTTCTACCCTGCTCTCGCCGGCGCATCCTGGCGCGATGGCCTATCTGCAGGCAGTGGCGCGGGAGTTTGCGAGGATCGCGCAAGCGGCTGGGCTGCGCGTGCGGTTCCAGATCGGCGAACCCTGGTGGTGGACGCTGCCGGACGGAAGCCTGTGCATCCATGATACGGCGGCGCAGGTGGCGCTGGCGGGGGCTGGCGATGTCGAGGAAGCGGCCGGCGCGCTGCTGGCGGCATCGACATTGGCGCTGCGCGATGCGGTGCGCAGCGTGGCGGCGGATGCGGAGACGCTGCTGCTGGTCTATGCGCCGACCGCGCTGGTCCAGCCCAAAGCCAATGTACCGATCGGCTGGGCGCGGCCTGCCTTCGATGTGCTGCAGCTCGAGGATTATGACTGGGCGGCGGCCGGCAATGCTGCGGCAAGCGCGCGCGGGATCGCGGCGATCGAGGCGCGGCTCGGCTATCCCGTGGAAGATCAGCATTATCTCGCCGGCTTCGTGCTGCGACCCGAAGATCGCTGGCAATGGCAGCATGTCGCGGCGGCAACCGGGCGAGCGCGACGGCGCGGCGTAGCACAGACCTATGTCTGGGCGCTGCCGCAGGTGTTGCGCGACGGCTTCGTGCATTTCGAAACGGAGGAAACCATGGACGCGTTCGACGACGTGCTGTTTCCGCTCGCGCTGGGGCGCGAGGCGGAGGTGGCACCCGAAGTCTCGACTTCGATCGTGGCCAGCGCGGGCGGGCGCGAGAAGCGCAACGCCGAATGGGCGGAAGCGCGGACCCGCTATGACGTCGGACCGGGGCTGCGCTCCGAGGCGGATATCATGGAGCTGCTCGCGTTCTTCCGGGCGCGGATGGGGCCGGCGCGCGGCTTCCGGCTGCGCGATCCGTTCGACTGCGTGGCGGTGGACGAGCTGATCGGCTTTGGTGACGGCGCCAATATGCGCTTCCCGCTGGCGCGGCGCTATGGCGGGGTGGTGCGGCGGATCACCCGGCCGGTGGCGGCGACACTGCAGGTGATGATCGACGGCATGGAGACCGAGGACTTCGTGCTGGAGGAAGGCGGGGTGGTGACGCTCGGGATGGCACCGGCCAAGGATGTTGCGGTGAGTGCGACCTTTGTCTTCGACGTGCCGGTGCGCTTTGCCGAGGACCAGCTACGGGTGAGCCGGGCGACGTTCCAGGCGGGTGCGCTCGCTTCGGTGCCGCTGGTGGAGATCCGCGAATGAGCTGGCTGGCGGGGGAACTCACCACGCTGGCGCTGTGCTGGCGGATCGAGCGGCGTGACGGGGTGGCAATCGGGCTGACCGCACATGACCGGGACATAGAATGGGACGGATTGGTCCACCGGGCGGCGCCGGGCATGGTGCCGAGCGCGATCACCCGCGGGGCCGGGCTCGATCCGGCCAGCATGGACGTGACCGGCGCGCTGAGCAGCGAGGCGATCGGCGAGGCGGACCTGCTCGCGGGGCGATGGGACGGAGCGCGGGTAGCGATCTTCGCCTGCGACTGGACCGATCCGGCCAGCCAGGTGGCGCTGGGTGAAGGAACGATCGGGGCGATCGAGACGCGGGACGGCATGCTCACCGCCGAACTGCGCGGGGCGATGGCGGCGCTGGAACGCGCGGTGGTGGAAGAGACGTCACCCGAATGCCGGGCCGACCTGGGCGACAAGCGCTGCCGGGTGGCGATGGCGGGACGGCGGCGCTTCGCCGTTGTGACCGGAATCGCGGACAATCTGCTGACGCTCGATACCGGGGAGCCAGTTCCCAATGGCTATGCGCAGGGACGACTGCGCTGGATTACGGGGGCGAATTCGGGGCTGGAGGATGCGATCCTGAGTTCTACCGGTGAAAAAGTGACATTGCGCCGGCCGCCGCGCTTCAATGCGCCCGGACGGGTTTTGCTGGTCGAGGGGTGCGACCGGACGCTGGCGAGCTGCGCGGGGCGGTTCGGCAATGCAATCAACTTTCGCGGCGAGCCTTATCTGCCCGGCATCGACCTGCTGACCCGCTATCCGGGCGGATGAGCGCCGAGGCGCTCGCGCGCGCACGCGCGATGATTGGCGTGCGCTTCCGGCCTCGGGGGCGCACACGCGCGGGGCACGACTGTGTCGGGCTGGCGGGCTGGGCGTACGGCGTCGATGTGCCGGGCGGCTATGCGATGCGCAGCACCGACCGGGCGCGCATCGCCGCGGTAGTAGCTAGCGCAGGACTGGCCGCGGCGGAGGACCGGCAACCGGGGGACCTGGTGCTACTCGCAAGCGGAGCCGGGCAGCTGCACCTCGGGATCGATAGCGGGACCGGGCTGATTCATGCCGATGCGATGCTGCGCCGCGTGGTCGAGCGGCCTGATCCCCTGCCCTGGCCGGTGATCGGCCGCTGGCGAAAGTCATAAGGAGTGAACCATGGCAACCCTGGTGCTTACCGTGGCGGGCGGGATCATCGGCGGCCCGGCGGGCGCCGCGATCGGATCGATGATCGGCAACGTCATCGATCATGAGATCCTGTTCAAGCCCAAGGGCCGCGAGGGGCCGCGGCTGAGCGACCTCAAGGTCCAGACTTCGTCCTATGGCGCCCAGATCCCCAAGCTGTTCGGGACGATGCGGGTCGCCGGATCCGTGATCTGGGCGACCGATCTGGTCGAGCATCGCGACCGGCAATCGGGCGGCAAGGGACGACCGAGCACCACCACCTATAGTTATACCGCCAGCCTGGCAGTCGCGCTGTCGGCGCGGCCGATCTTGGGTGTCGGTCGGATCTGGGCGGACGGCCAGCTGCTGCGCGGTGCCGCTAACGACTTCAAGGCACGCACCGGCTTTCGCCTGCATCTGGGCGGCGAAGACCAGCCCGCCGATCCGCTGATCGTGGCGGCCGAAGGTGCCGGGAGGGCGCCAGCGCACCGCGGCATCGCCTATGCAGTGTTCGAGGATCTCGAACTCGGCCCCTGGGGCAACCGCATCCCGTCGCTCACTTTCGAGGTGCAAGCCGATGCCGGGCAGATCGAGGCAGGTGCGATCGCGAAAGCGCTTGGCATAGTGCGCGAAAGCGACTCCAGCGTGGCGCTGGCCGGTTTCGCGGCGCAGGGGGCAAACCTCGCCGGGGTAGCCGAAGCGCTTGCCCAGGCTGCAGGCGGCTGGTTTGCCGAGGGGCCCGCGCTGCGCTGCGGCACCGACGATGCGATCACGATCGAAGACAGCGGTATCGGTGGGCACGGGCGCGGCAATCGCAGCACGGCATCCGCAAGCCGCGTGCCGCGCACCCTGAGCCTGAGCCATTACGATCCGGCACGCGACTGGCAGATCGGCATACAACGCGCAGGAGGCTCCGGCCCGCCGAGCCGCGACCTGCGGATCGAGCTGCCCGCCGCAATAGATGCTGGCACCGCACGGACGCTGGCAGAAGCTGCCCTGCTCCGCACCGATATCGAACGTACAAGGCGGACCGTGCATCTCGGCTGGGACGCGCTCGCCATCTCCCCGGGTGCACGAGTGCGCATTGCCGGCACACCCGGCATCTGGCGTGTCGATGGCTGGAAATTCGAGGCGATGGCGGTGTCGCTCGATTGCGTGGCGCTCGCACCGGAAGTGGCGCCGCTGGCCGGCAATGGCGGACGGGTGCTCGGCGCCGCGGACCTGGCGATCGGGCGAACAATCCTCCACGCTTTTGAGCTGCCGCCGATCGGGGATACCCATTTGGCCACGCCGCACATCGCCGTGGCCGCGGCAGGCGATGCAGCCGGCTGGCGACGCGCAGCCCTGTTGCTCAGCACCGATGGCGGCAGCGCCTGGCGCGCGATCGGCGGCACGACCGGTGTCGCAGTGTTGGGGCATATCGTAACGCCGCCGGGTCCCGCCCCTCATCAGATCGAGGATCGGCACAACCATGTGATCATCAAGCTCGCCCATGCGAATATGCTGCTCGACCAGGCCGATTCGGATAGCCTGGACGGCGGCGCCAACCTGGCGATGCTCGGCGACGAACTGATCCAGTTCGCCCGCGCCGAACCGCTGGGCACCGGGCAATGGCGCCTGTCCGGCCTCTGGCGCGGACGCCGAGGTACTGAAACCGCGATCGGCAGCCAAATGCCTGGCGATCGATTCGTGCTGCTCGATTCCGACGCGATCGCCATTTTCGACCTGCCGACCGAGGCCATCGGCGGCGCGGCACAACTCCTTGGCGAAAGCTCGGCCGATACGGGCACGCCAGCGGAGGCGAGCGCAACGATCAGCGGCATCTCGATCCGACCCCTTGCCCCGGTCCATCTGAAAGCGCACTCGATCGGCGACGGCAGCATGCAACTCACCTGGGCACGGCGCAATCGCATCGACTGGCAATGGCTCGATGGCCGCGACCTGCTGCCGGAACCCGGGGGTGAGCGCTACCGCATCACCTTGACCCTGCACGATGAGAGCCAATGGGCGACGGAAACCCTGGCTCCGGAAATGACGCTGGCCACGATCGCGGCAGCCAGCGTGACGCGAATCGCGGTCTGCCAACTCGGCGCCGCCGGCCCCTCCCCCGCTACGATTCTGCAGCTACCGATTTCAGGAGAGGCATCATGA